GCCTTACTGCAAGAGAAAGGATATAAACTCAGAGCAATAGCTAATCCAGCACGCGCTTGGCAACAAGCCTTTCGGCCGCTTCAACGCTATCTGGAAAAGGTAGCTCGATTACTGCCGGGGAACTGGCAGTTCGATCAGGAGGAAGGTAGACGCAACGCTCAAATACTCCTTAGACGCTTTGGGTACGCCCAGAGTATCGATTTGGAAGGAGCTAGCGATAATATACCGCTGGACCTCCAGCTGCACGTGTTGCGACGACTCGGAGTCGATGAGGAGTGGGTTCAGTTAATAATATACTGCTCCCAGGGAATGTGGCTTTTACCCGAGGAAGTCAAGGAGTGCTATGACTCTCTACGTGAGAAAGACTTCGCGACTTGGCCTTGGCTGAAGGGGTTCAGAACAGATGTGATACAATGGCTTCAGGGTCAACCCCTTGGGCTCATTTTTTCCTTCAATCTGTTCGCTATAACGCTAGGGTTGATCTATGCAGGGGTTAATTACCACTTGCGTGATAGTGACTTTAGCTTTAACCCAGACGCAGACTGTAAGTTTGTCTTTGTGGGTGATGACCTTGCTCACTTTGATAAGCTGCAGGCGGATCTTGTAAAAGATCTACTTGCTTCAGTAGGAATTCCGGTGTCGGCTGATAAAACCGTCGAGAGTTCCGAAGCCGTCGAGTTCACTTCTCGCCTTATAACATGTCAGAAGATTATCGCTTCTCCGAAGTGGAAAGCTTTTGACGATGATAACTTCTTCGATTTCGCTAAAGCATATGGGGATCGTGTCCATTGGATCTACCCCTGGAAATGGAGACGGTTGTTATACCTACTCGAACAAGTACCGGAATGGCGTGGCGGCTTAGGGAAGAACCCACAAGGTGTGGACCTTAAGACTCGCGAATGGCCTTTTATCGGGCTTGCGGATAGTAAACCTATTCGGCCAGCAGTGAAGCTGGGGCTAGCTGGTGCGCGTGCAACGGAACTGTTTTGGAACAGCCCAATTGCGGCCCTACAAAGCAGTGCACGCATGTTTGACATACGCGTGCGTCGAACATCCGACCAGGATGTTCTTGATTTTGCCAGAGAATTGGTACCTGCTGAGATGCAGGCCAAGCTCGAGAAGTTCTCGGGCCTTGATTATCTGGTGGAAGACCTGATTCAACTGCTCTCTATCGCTAGAGATGTGGCGTATCAGGC